TCGAGGTCAAGGCGAGCCAGCCGGTGGTGCGCTCCATCACCGATCCGGATGTGGATGCGGTGCGGATCAAGGTGAGCGTGCCGCAGTTGACCAACCAGGACACGACCAACGGCGATCTCAATGGCAGCACGGTGACCTTTGCCATCGATCGCCAGGTCAACGGCTCAGGGTTCGTGGAGATCATCAGCGACACAATCTCCGGCAAGACCACCACCAAGTACCAGCGCAGCTACTACGTGCCTCTCATTGGCACTGGCCCGTGGGACATTCGGGTAAGACGCATCACGGCAGACTCTACGTCTACCGCCATCCAGAACAAGACCTTTGTTGACTCTTACACCGAGGTCATAGAGAGCAAGCTGCGCTATCCCAACAGCGCACTCGTGGCGCTCCGGGTCGACGCATCCCAGTTTTCGAGCATTCCGCGGCGCAGCTATGACATGAAGTTGCTGCGGGTTCGTGTCCCCGTCAACTACAACCCGAGCACCCGCGCTTACAGCGGTGTGTGGAACGGCACCTTCAAGATCGCTTGGACCGATAACCCCGCCTGGTGCTTCTATGACTTGGTGACCAGTGCTCGCTATGGCTTGGGTGGCTATATCCCTGAGGCCCAGGTCGACAAGTGGGCGCTCTATCGGGTGGCCCAATACTGCGACCAGTTGGTTCCCAACGGTCTGGGTGGTGTCGAGCCGCGTTTTACCTGCAACCTGTACCTTCAGACTCGGGAGCAGGCCTACAAAGTCGTTCAGGACATGGCCTCGATCTTTCGGGGCATGGTGTACTGGTCTGGTGGCGCGATCACGGTCACGCAGGATGCGCCCGCTGATCCGGTCTACCAGTTCGCCCCCAGCAACGTTGTGGATGGTGAATTTGCGTACCAGGGGTCGTCAGCCAAGGCGCGGCACACGGTGGCCTTGGTTACCTGGAACGATCCCGAAGACTTTTACCGCCAAAAGGTGGAGTACGTCGAGGATGCCGCCGGCATCGCCCGCTATGGCATCGTACAGAGCGAAGTGGTGGCCCTGGGTTGCACCTCTCGGGGTCAAGCCCATCGGGTGGGCAAGTGGCTCTTGTATTCCGAGCAATCGGAATCCGAGATCGTCACTTTCCGCACTGGCCTGGAGGGGGCCGTGGTGCGTCCGGGCGACGTCATCAAGGTCGCCGACCCGGTGCGAGGAGGCATGCGACTTGGGGGCCGGATCGCAGCGGCATCAGCCAGTACGGTCACCCTGGATCAGGACCTGCCTGCGGACCTACCCTGGCGGCTTTCGGTCGTACTGCCCACGGGTAAAGTGGAAGAGCGGCTGGTGGGGCCGATTTATGGTCGTGCACTGACCGTTTCGATTCCTTTCAGCGCAGTGCCGCAGCCTGATGCCATCTGGGTACTTTCTTCATCCATCATCGAGCCGCAACTCTTTAGGGTAGTGGCGGTCGCCGAGCGGGACCCTGGGGTGCACGAGGTCACCGCACTCGCTCACAACCCGAGCAAGTTCGATGCGATTGAAAAGGGCCTGGCCTTGCAGCCCCGCTCGATCACCATCCTGTCGGATATGCCATCAGCACCGACTGGGCTCACCATGCAGGAGAGCTTGTACCGGGTCAAAGATCAGGCTCAGGTGCTGGTGCAGGTGTCCTGGAATGAGGTCCAGACTGCTGTCGCCTACCGACTGTCGTACCGAGTGAGTGGTGGCAACTTTGTGAGCCTACCGCTCACCAGTGCCAACTACATCGAAATCCGGGATGCGCAAGAAGGAGCGTATGAATTCAGCCTGCGTGCGATCGGTATCACGCGCAAGGAAAGCGCTCCTGCGACCCTGAGTGCAACGGTTCTGGGTAAGACCCTGCCACCATCAGACGTCGCAGGGTTCATGGTCCAGCGACGTGTGTCCGATCTCCTGATCACTTGGGATGGAGTCGAAGATGCTGATCTGGCAGGCTATGAAGTCCGTGTCGGTCCGGGTTGGGACAACGGTGATTTGGTGGCCAAGACCGCCGGCACTCAGATGGTCCACGACCAAAGCGCGGCAGGCCTCTACCCGTATCACATCCGCGCCTACGACACCTCGGGCAATTACAGCGCCAATGTCACGACGTTCGTACTGAGCTTGTTGGCCCCATCGACCGTGCGTCAGTTCGATGTGGTGCAGTCGGCCAATCGGCTGGAGTTTCGATGGCAGCCCAACCCCGAGCCTGAGGTGGTGGGGTACGAACTTCGCGAGGGAGCGGCCTGGGATGCCTCGCTCTTTGTAGCCGAGGTCAAGTCAACCAGTTACACGCTGCCTTCTGGGTTTGATGGAGAAAGGAAGTTCTGGGTCAAGGCGATTGCGTCTCCTGGCATCTACAGCGACACGCCAACCTTCGTATCCACCGTGGTTGCCCAGCCGCAGAACGCCAATCTGATTCTTGCGCGTGATGAGCAGGCCATGGGATTCCCTGGCACCAAGCACTTTGCGTCGGTCGTGTCGGTCAATGGGCACAACGCATTGCGGATGAATACGGGCACCCAAACGGCCGAGTACCTCTTTGAAGTAGATTTGGTGACGCCCATCCGTGCCCAGAACACGCTGCTCAACAGTCTCGGGGCCTCGGTCGATGATCGGACCACTTGGTTGGAGGCGGATTTTCCGTGGAGCAGCAACGCCGCCAGACGTCAGTGGACCTACGACGGTGCGATTGCCAATGTGGACGCCCGGTTCCAGATCGCAAGAGAAGATGCGTTACAAGCCGAGGAAATCTATGGCTGGCGCCTGAACGGTGCAACAACTGGCTTGGGCAGCCCGGTAACCACTCAGGCAGCCGGCGTCACTTATGCAGCGGGCAGGTATGGCGATGGCCTGATGGTGAAGGACACCACCCGGGTTGCCTGGTCCGTGAATATCCCGTCGGTGTTTCACACCTCCTTTTGGTTCATCCCCGCAGAGATCACGACCTGCGTCATCTGGGCTGCGGCTGGTACCACAGGGCTACTCCTGGTGGGCTATGACGCCGCAGTGGCTTCATTCTTCTTGGAGGACCACCTCTCTAGGCGGGTGATTGTTCCCTTCGAGATCATGGCGGGTGATCGAACCTGCATCGGCGTGTGTCAGACCGCCTCTGAACGACGGCTTTTTGTCGGTCGGATGGGTGGTGATGTGGATTCAGCCAGCTCACCCTTGGCCCCGATCGGGTCTTTCATCAGTTTGCGTCTGTACTAGATACCCAGCCTTTTCAACCTATCCCCAACCGTGGCGCTGTTCTCGCAAGAGGCAGCGCCATTTCTTTATTCCTTTCCATTCCACAAGGACATTTCATGATCGACGAATCCATGCAGCTTCACGGTGCAATGACCCTGATCCTTCGCCGCGCAAGCGGCGAGATCGAGACGGTCCATAAGGACAACATCATCGTCAACGTCGGCTTTGACTTCATCGCCGACGCCATCGGCAAAGCGGCCAGCCGACCCGCAGTGATGGGATTCATCGCGCTGGGTACCGGCACCACCGCGGCGGCAGCGACCCAATCGGCGCTGGTCACCGAAATCGACCGCAATGCCGCTACCTATGCCCACACGGTGGGCACCAAGACTTTCACATTCACTGCAGACTTTTTGGCCGGCGACAGCACGGGGGCACTGACGGAGGCTGGCGTATTCAATGCAGCCAGCGGCGGCATCATGCTCGATCGGGTGGTGTTCCCAGTGGTCAACAAGGGCGCGGATGACAGCCTGACCGCTGTCTTTACCTTCACGATGAGCTGATCGAGATGCCCGACACGGTGACGGTCAGCGAAACCCAGGGTGCGCGGTACACCTGGGCATCGGCTGGCTTTGCATGGTCCAGCGCCAGCGCAGGGAAGAATTGGACCACTGCCTATCCAGCGGTCTACAGCATCGCCGTGGCAGTGACCCTGTCTCTAGTCGAGACAACGCAGCGTCAGTGGACCAAACGGCCCAGAGAAACGCTCGCCATCGCGGAGAAATTCGCCAAGCGCGTGACCTTGCAGGAGTCTGAGGCAGTGGGGTTTGTAGAGACCTATTCAGACCTGATCGCTTACGTGCTTCGATGGGTAGAGTCGATGGCATTTACCGAGGGCGCGGGGAAAGCCAGTCGGAAGGAGTTTCGGGAGACGCTCCAGGCATCTGACTACCTCACCCGAGTGCTCACAAAAAGATCTTCTGAGGCCTTGGCTTTGGCCGAGATGCCAAGGAGTAACCATACGAAGCGCTTGGCAGAGGTCCTGTCGCTTTCAGAGATCCATCGGCGCGGTGTG